ACGGTTGCACGATGTTGCGAGCCATACGATACGGTCAAGTCTCGCACCCTTTGCATGGCTATTTGGTGTTGAGCGTTTAAACGTGCATACGCTCCTACAAGTGCGCTATTTGCTTTTGTTTGCCTATCTGCATTTTGTGCTAAAACCCTTTGGTTAACAATTTCTTCACTTGTTCGGGTGTTGCTTTGCCTTTTCGCTTCCGTTAATTGCTTTTGCTTTTGTGCTAATTCTTCATAGGCTTTTATAGCGTTTTTTAGTTCGGCTGGATTGCCCGCTTGTCGACCACCATACAAATCAATTGAGGTTTTAGACATTTCAATTATCAATTTATGGTGCTTTTCTAATTCAGAAAAAACCTTTTTTAAGTCGGCTTCAACTTGAGGTGCGTAAATAGATTTAATTTCTGCCATGTTTTATTTATTTTTTTTAGTTTGGTTTTCTAATTCTGCATTCTTTTTTATCAATTGTTGGCGTAAAGTGAAATACTTATAAACGCTCATTTCTTTGCTATTTATAGCGTATCCCATACTCAAACCTAATTCAATTATAACTTTGTCCTTTTCAATATCTGATTTCTCATTTTTATTTTCCTTTTCCAACTCTTTTTTTATGCTTTGAATATCATTTAAGATATTTGCCAAACTATCTTTTATAGTTGTCAATTGCTTAAACAACTCGGTGTTGATGTCTAATTTATAATGCCATTTGCGTAATTGATTAACTAATTCGTCAAGTGTAGGCATACCCGCTGGCATGGTTTCAATTGCTATAATTAACCTCATGCAGTCGTTGTATTTGGCTTCTAATTTATAAAGTTTGTGGATATTCTCAAACCTTTTAATGACTTGATAATCTTTAGTAATTGATAATATTTCTCCATAAACATTTTCAATAGCTTTGTCAATGTCTAACGGCTCATTAAACGGATATTTAACCTCATAAAAATTTGAAAACCATTTATTGTCGTTGGTTTCTAAATATTGCTCATAGTTGTATAAAGGCATTTGCCTTGCGCTCAAATACGGCTTTATATGTGTACCAAATATTTTACTTTTTATAGTTTTGATAAGATCCATTTGTCTATGTGTTTTTTGATTATTTGCTCATCTAAATATTTATGATTTATTGGTTGTAAGCCAAAAATGTCTTTTCCGTATTTTGCCATTAATTTTGGCGTTTTGTCATCTGTTGAATAAATTCTAACTAAATAACTTGCTTTTTGATAATCAACTTCAAAAGCATTAAAAAAATCCCCCGTATCATTTAAAGTAGTACGGTCAAATGGTTGTCTTTTATTCCTTTTAATTTGTTTTGTGAAATTAGTGTATTCTAATAGTTTTTTCCCTTTGCTGTCTTCCCCTTTAAAATACAATTGTTGCTCTCGGTTTAAATCCGCTATTTGTTCAGCATTTGACTTCACCACATTTTCTAATTGTGTTGGCAAATTATCAATTACAGATTTTAAACGCTCTAAATATTTGTCTATTGTCATTTTAATAAAAAACCCCCTCAATTAGTGAGAGGGTTTTAGTTGCTTTAATCTATTGGTTTATACCAATGCTACAAATTCGCTCGACCCCTTAAATCCATTCTCGGATATAAATTGTGGGTTTACAATTGTCTTAACTACATCAGCAGTTGCAAATGTTCCCGCTGTTCTCGTAAATGTGTAAAGACTGCCAGAAGCTGTAAATGTTCCTGGCACGTTTGAACCGTTTACGTTTACGCTCATTGCTCCTAAACCTAAACCTGATACTAACGCTTGGTCTGCTAATTGCTTAACGTTAAAAGTAAAGAAAGCATCACTATTAATTGAAGCACTTGTTGGCACAGGTACAACCTCAGCTAATGAGTTCACTTGGTTTAATGGACTGAAATTCATTTGACCAATTTGTATTGCTACCAACTCAGTATCAAACTGCTCTCTGTCTAATTGAAATTGAACCATAAAGTCACCGCCCTCAGTTCCTGATAAACCTTTATAGGCTTCTACATGAAAAAATGGAGCATTTAAACCGCCTACCAAATCAGCTTTTGATTTTGAAGCCCATAAAGTGCCTTTCTCATCAACTAAAAAAACAGAATGTTTAGTTCTTTTTTCTAAACTTAGCATTGCCTGATAATTTTGTGTACCGCCCTCAAAAGTTAAATCTATTTGAAGTGGGTTTTTACCGATTAAGGCTTTTTCACCGCCTGAATAGGTTTTAGTTCTATTTGCTTCCGTTGTGTAGGCTACACCTTTAACGCCATTTTGAGGCACTAAATTTAAAGCCACTATTTCAGCCTGAACGCTTGCTAATAGTAATTCGCTTGCGCTTTGCATTCCACTTGGGAACTTATACCCATAAGGCGCAAACCATACCGCCTTAATTTCTTTTATATCCAACTCGCAGTAATTACCGCCTGTTGATATAATGTTCGCCTGAGAGCAAGCTCCCTTATTTGTTAATAAATGTAACATAATCTTGTAATTGTTTTGGGATTGTTTTTAAATACATTTTTGCACCCGCCTTTGTGTCAAAGTAATTTCTTACAAATATCACGTTTGGCTGTTGTGCTGTTTTTTTTGCCTTTTTATCCATTGCACTTGGTTTTTATAATTAACTGAAACTCCAAACTTAAGGCGTCAACGTAAACAAGTGGCGTTTCGCTTTGGTCATTTATTCCATAATTTGGAAACGTATTTTCTCGGCTTTTACCTACGTAATCTACATTTTTTGCCAATTGCAACTTGCTTAAAACATCAACGGCTAACTTGTTTAAAACGGTTGAGTAATTGTATAAATTTCGCTCTTCGTTGTACAAATCAACACTTGTTGAAGTCATTAATATTAAATTGCAATTTAAATCAAACTTGTTTAAATCGTTGTCATCTCTTTCGTAATCGCCCATATTATACCAAATCAATGGAAATTGATTTTGCGTATTTCTGTTTTTTGCTATAAACCTTTCAAGTTCGTGCTTATCACCGTAACCAAATCGAACGCTTTTCGTTTCGCTGGCTTTCAGTTCTTTATAAGAGTTGTAACCCGCATACGTTATCGTCATGGGTTGTAATATCTCTTTAAGTAAACTCGAAATTATCATATATCAAAAGAGTTTTTGTATTCCTTATACTCATTATCAAAGTTAACGTTTTCGTAAACATCGCTATGGTCTTTTAAGTATTCGCTTAATGTTACATAGTCAGTTTTTTCGCTTCCGTAATAATCAATAAATGGCACATCGTTAATTAAATAAACCTGTTTGAAAAATCTTTCGTCATGAAGTTGTTTTACTATTTCGTTGTAGGCTTCAACAAGGTTTTGGCTCGGCACTGACTGAATACTATTCTTTGTTGTAATGGTTGCTTTGCCGTTGTTACTAAACAAATCAGCTATCAACTTACAATAAACAATATTCGTTAAGATTGACATTTTTACGCTTCCACGTAAATATAAAAGCCCCTCCCATCGATACGTTTTGCCATCCTTTGTATAAGTTTTGCCATTAACAAAATCCAACCATTTCTGAGGGGCATTAACTGATAATACCCCATTTGAAATGTTTGAGTTTAATTGCGTAAAGTCCGCCAAACCTAATAAATTCTGTAAAAAATCAATGACATATATAGAAATGTAATCATTCAACTTGTCCTCTGACTTATTATTGTCATCGTACAAACCTATGATTTCTAATTTATTTCTGAAATATGTTTTATTGATTAAATACATTGTTTATTTTTTTGATTTAGGTTTTTCTACAAATAATTCAGCAACCTGTAAATCGTTTACAAATATTGAAAATAAACTTTTGCTTACTTTCATTTTGTCTCCAATTTTCTTATTACTAAATTCTTTTATGAATACAATTTCCATCACATTAAGTCGCTAAAGTTGCCAACGCTGTATTGATATTTGTACATTTCAAGAAGCCTGTTTTGTCTACATTTCTAATTAAGAAAAGCATTCTAACTCTCGCTTTAAGAGTTTTTAAATCACTTGTAAATTGTGCATTTACTAAACCTTCCGAAATTACAACGCCTGGTTTTTCGTAAATTCTACCGAAACGGCTGTCACCTACCACCAACGTGTTGTCAGCTAAATTGTTGTCCTCAACAATAGTCAAACCTGCAATTGTGCCGCTGTCCATGTCAAACATATAATTGTTGTTTTGGTCTTTTTTCAAGATGTATCGGTCGATAACATCTGAATTAGCCGCAACAAAGTTTGGCTGATATTTTGAACCTCTTGTTTTAACAATTGCAGTTCTCATTTTTCTAACCAAGTCTTTTATGTTTGCGTCAACAATACCACTTGCAACTGGTGTATAAGCTGGTGAAGCTGTGTAAAGTCCTTCAACGTCTGCACCGTTACCATTACCTGCACCTACTGCAATTTTAGTATCGATTACTGCGTTAACATTTACATTCAAAAAGTTTTCAAGTTCCGAAGCCGCTAAAACTTCATCTTCTAAAAATTCCTCAGTAACTGGCAAAGTATCACCAATTTTTACAAGTTTAGTAGTGTATTCTCTAAATGTCGCTGTACTTTCGTCAAACGCTACGCCCTCAGCCTTTACCGAAGCGGCTCTAACGGTTGTGCTTTCATCCCAGTCAACATATGAAATAGTGCCATTGTGGTTACCATCACCAACAGGGAATTTAGTAAAAAAGTCATACAAAGCACGAGCTTTTACGCCAAGTTGTCCGATAGTGTTTAAACGTACCGAAGCGGTGTTATTTGTTATCGAGGCTCTTGTTACGTTTGCTTTTAAAACGATTTCTTTTTTCTCACCTTTGGCAATTTTAGCAATCACCTCTTTGTTTGATTTTAGCTCCTCAGATAGTTTAACTTCTGTACCGCCTTTGTTTTCCATGCTGTCTTTGATTTCATTAATCAAATCTCCCAATGCCTTAACTTGGTCATCGGTTGCCATTCCTTTAAGTTTCGCTTCTAAGGCTTCATTTGTAATAAATGATTTTTGAGCCTCTTCAATCGTGCCTAAATAATCCCTTTGGATTTCTACTTGCTTTTCAGCTTCTAATTCGTTAAACGAGGCTTCTGTATAGCCTTTTGATGTAACGAACTTTAAAAAATTTTTGTTCATTTTGTTGTTAAATTAAAAAATTAATACTCGTTTTGCTTTTTGAGTAGCTTCCGCTGGCTCTATTTTATTTGAAGTGTCATCATTAACGGCTTCGTTTTTTTCTTCTACTAATAAAGTTGGTGTTACTTGGTTTGAACCAACAACAACCGCCGACCCCTCTATTGCTTTTGCTTCTGTAACTGCAAAGAAATAGCCTTGTTCTTCTGCTTTTTCTTTATTCGCTATTTGGTCAATATATTTATCCCATACTGCTTTTTCTTCTGCATAGTAATTTTCATTGCTATTTATAGCCATTTCAAGTTTTACATATCTCATGCCAACTGAATGATTTTTTACAAACCCCTTTTGATATTGTTCAAACATAAAAGGGTTTCGTTCTTTTGTTATTTCAGTTTCAAAAATCAATGCTTCAAGTTCTTTGCCGTTATAATCATAAGGCTCGGTATAGGCTGTGATTTTATCAGAAATAATTTTATCAAACTTCATTTGATGTTCTTGCAATAAGAAAAGGTTTTTGTTTTCTTTTATGGTTTTTTTCCACAAACCTTTTATATGAACATCGTTATGACTATCTAAAATATTTGTTGTATTAATAACAACTTTTAATTTTAACTTTGTTGGATCTGCTTTTGCTTCTCCAGTTTCTTTGTTAACAACATCAATTTGTTGTGTGGTGGCTTCTAAAACAACCGCATCAGCATATTTTAAAGTAGCTTTTTTTTCAGCTATTAAAATATGTTTGTTGTCTTTAAGTTTTTTAAAATCAATCATTTTTCTACTATTTTATTATTCAACAATATTGACTTTTTGCGCTCCAAATCTTGACGCATTTTTATTGGTAAATCTGACTTTAACATCAAATCTATTTTTTTAATTTCCGCTTCCATTTAAAACCTCATTTAATTTGTTGTTAATATCAATTCCTAATTCTTGCATCAATTTTAAACTTTCGAGGTTTAATTTAAGCAGTTCGCTGTTTTCTTTTCTTAACGTACCCATAAATGGCAAATGGTTAAAATCTGCTTTTACTTCTTCATTTGGTTTTAAATCAAATTCCAACACGTCTGTTAATTTTTGTAACTTTGGCTGTATTGCCATTGTAATAAGTTGTACAAATGCTTTTTGTTTAGCTTCTCCCTGACTACTTAAGCCTTTGGCTCTATCAACAACTAATTCAATAGGCACGTTGTAATAAACCGCTAACATTACCAAATCATTACTTATGGCTTCGTCAATCCCTAAAGACTTAAAGTTTTCAACCATGCGTTTTAATTCAAGGTCGCTTTTTCCTGATACGTGCAAACTTCGGTTTGATAATAATTTCTTTTCAATATCCTCACGCTCGGTTGTTGATAGTCCATTAACTTGTAACTGCATATCGTCTTTACCAGCCTTTTGAAACATTAAAAACTTTTTCAGAAAATGTAAATTGATATTTTTACTATCAAGGCCGCTTTCGCTATTGCTTACAACTTTACGAATAGCATCTAAAGACTTATCATTTTTGTACCAATATTGCGTTGGTGGCTCATTGTGTATGATAATTA